CATCCGATGCTAGACTAAAAGACGATATTGGTGACTTTGATGGTTTAGGTATTGTTGAACAACTTAACCCAAGAAAGTTTGCATGGAAAGCAGATGGTCAAGAAGATATTGGTTTGTATGCCCAAGAAGTCAAAGAACTTGTCCCTAACGCAGTCTCAGAAACCGAAGATGGTTATTACCAAATGGATTACTCTAAGTTGGTGACACCACTTATTAAGGCTGTGCAGGAGCAACAAAAACAGATCGAAGAATTAAAACAACAATTAGAAGAACTTAAAAACTAATGTATAATTGAACGAATAAGAGGAAATAACTATGCCATCATATACAACGAATTTAAACTTAACCAAATCAACAGTCGGTGGTGATACCAATGTTTGGGGTGGACACTTAAACGGGAACGCTGATACGATAGATGGGATCTTCGCTGATGCAGGGAATGGGACTAGCGTTGGTCTTAACGTTGGTTCTGGTAAAACCTTAACCGTAGCTGGCACAGCAAACTTCACAGGCACAACCACATTCTCATCCTCTGGTTTTTCTTTAAACAGTTATAGTTTTGTTGATTACAGTAGTGGTTTCAGGATTGGTGCTTTAGACGATGATGATGAAACTTTAACACTCAAAGGTTTTGGTGGTAGTACCAGTATGGTACTTGGTGATGGCAATATCACAGTTACTGGTAGCGTTGCTTTTGATACCTTAAAAGTTGATGCCACCAACAACAAGGTTGGTATTGGCACAGCATCGCCTGCTTATGCTTTAGATATTTTTAATCCTGCTGGCGGTGAGGTTTTCAACATATCTTCAGATAGCGGTTCTAATGGTGTATTTATTAGAATGGACACCGATAATTCGTCACCAATTAAATTTGGTATGGATGAAAACAACGGACATTTTCAATACTTTTACAATGGTGTTAAAAAGTTTGAAGCAAAAAACAATGGCGATATATTGTTAAACGGTGATGGAGCAAAAATCTTCATGCAATCGCCAAACGGTACAGAATATTATTTATCAGTAGATAATTCAGGTAACTTGGTTGTTACTAGTGTTTAATATATAATCGCAATAGGAGTAAAATATGGCTATATCATACGAATGGAACTGCAAACAGGTCGATTACTACCCGTCACACGGTGATGAATCAGATGTTGTTTACAACGTGCATTGGCGCTTAAAAGGCGTTGATTCAGAAAATGATTCTGAGGGTAATCCTTATTCAGCAGAAGTGTATGGCTCACAGTCTTTAGATGTTTCAGATCTTTCTAGCTTTGTTGCTTACGCTGATTTAACAGAAAGCGTAGTACAAGGTTGGGTTGAAGCAGCTATTGGTTCTGACGAAGTTGCTAATTTAAAAAGCAATTTAGATGCACAAATCGCTGAACTAAAATCACCATCATCTGTTTCAGGCATAATAGGAAGTTAAGTGAATGGCATTAATTCCTATCACCCCACCAGCAGGTATCGTTAAGAACGGTACTGATTATACTAATAAAGGTCGTTGGGTTGATGGGAATTTAGTGCGTTTTGAAAACGGTTATTTAAAACCTATTGGTGGTTGGGACTTACTAAAAGAAGAACCAGTTGGACTTACTTTGAGTGGCACAGTAACTACCGCCACTAGTAGTTTTATTATTACTATCACAACAACAGTTGCTCATGGCCTTGCTGTTGGTGATAGTGTTAGTCTTTCTGGTTTTGCTACCACAGGCGGGATGCCAGCGAGCCAAATCAATCAAACCTACAGCATTGCTTCCGTGCCAAGCACCACCACTTTTACCATTAACACTTATCAGGCAGCTGTCTATAGTGTTGCAGCTACCTCAAGTAAAACATCTAGCGCTGCTAGTATTATTCAACCTTCCACACCTATTGGTATGTACGCTTATACCGACAATAGTGGTAATGCTGTCTTAGCTGTTGGCACAAGAAATAGTGTTTTGGTTTTTTACAACGAAACCTGGTACGACATAACCCCATCAGGCTTTGTCAACGATTCAGTCGTTGGCACCACAGGTTTTGGTTCTTACGAATTTGGTGAAGAAGATTTTGGTGACGCTCGCTCAACCTCAACACTATCTTTTCCCACCAACAGCTTTACTTTTGACAACTGGGGCGAGGAGCTAGTTTTTTGTTTTGCGGGCGATGGCAAGCTTTATCGCTGGCAACCCAGCTCACCAAGCACTATCGCTTCAGCGATTTCTAACGCACCAACTGGTAATATCGCAACCGTAGTGTCCAATGAACGACATTTGTTTGCGCTTGGCTCAGGTGGCGATCCTCGTAAAATCGCTTGGTCAAACAGAGAAGATAACACCAACTGGACATCCTTAGCCCGTAACACAGCTGGCGACATTCAAATCCCCACAGGTGGACAAATCCTTTACGGCCTCAAATACAAGTCCGATATTATCGTGTTTACTGACATTGGTATTAATAGGGTCTACTACTTAGGTGCGCCTTTTACCTACGGTATTGCCGAAGCAGGCACGAATTGCAAAGCTATCTCCGTGCGTTCCATCGTTCAGGCGGGTGACTTTATTGCGTGGCTGGGTGAAAACTCTGTCTTTGCGTATGATGGCACGGTGAGAGAAATCCCGTGCGAGGTGCATGATTACATTTACAACAACATTTCAGAGTTATACAGAAAATCATGTTGGGGTGGTCACAACCAAAACTTCAATGAGATCTGGTGGGGTTTCCCGTCAGACAATCAAACTTCACCAAACAAATATGTCATTTGGAACTATCGAGACAATGTTTGGTCTATTGGTGAATTAGACAGAAGTTGTTGGGTTGACCAAGGTGCGTTTGATAAACCAATCGCTGGTGATTCATCTGGTTATATTTACCAACACGAATCAGGTGTCTTGACAGGTGAGTTAGATCCATTCTGTCAGTCAGGGCCATTAGAAATAGCTCAAGGCGATAGGTTAGTACAGGTCAATCAAATCATTCCAGACGAAGAAGCTAATACTTTGCCTGGGGTAAGCATTAGTTTTACTGGTAAATTTACGCCATTAGGTGCTGAAACAGACTTTGGTTCGTTCACGTTTGAGAACGATGGTTATACCGATGCTCGGTTCTCAGCTCGACAAGTAAAAATGAAAGTGACCAGAAACAGTCAACAAGACTTTCAATTAGGACAAATTAGATTAGACGTTAAGCCAAGAGGTAAAAGATAATGGATTTATCATCACAACGACAATACATACAGCGTGCTAGAAATGTTACTGTTGATTTAACAACTACAAGCGAAACACTTTTATATACAGCGCCTAGTGGTGATGATTTTGATTTTGTTGTAATTGAATCAATTTTAGTAACAGAAGATGGCGGGCAACAAACAAACTTTACTTTAAAACTAACAGATGACCAATCTGTGGAACATACATTATGGTCACAATTTAATATATCAGCTCACAATACGGTTGAATTATTAACTCGTAGTTTAATAATAACTCAAAGTGAAATAATTAAATGTACTGCTGCTCATGCTAATAAACTTAGTGTTATTATGAGTATTGTTGAATATGCCAAAGGAAACTAAGACTTGGGAAAGTGAATGGCCCAGATGCAAACCTTACATTGAGAAGGCAGTAAAGTATCAAGATTCCTATACAATAGAGGATATAGAAGATAAAATAAGGCAAGGAATATTTCATTTATGGCCTGGTAAGAAATCAGCCATGATTACAGAGTTCGTCATATTCCCGCAAGTAAAAGCCATGAACTTATTATTTTGTGGTGGAGATTACGAAGAACTCAAAGAAATGTTACCATATATAGAAGAGTTCGCTCGTAGAGCAGGCATCAAAAGACTTTATGGCGGTGGTCGTAAAGGCTGGACTAGAAAGTTAGTTAGTCTAGGTTTTGAGCCAGAACATTTAATTAGAAAAGAATTATGAGTAAAGGCGCAACAGTATCAAGAACAGAAGTTCCAGCATATCAAGAACAAGCATTTAAAGATTTATACGCAGCAGGCAGACAAGTCGCAGGTATGCCATTTGTCCCATATACAGGACCTATGGTGGCTGGTTTTTCACCAGATCAATTAGCTGCTTTTGAAGCTACTAGGGGTTTGTTTGGTGAAACTCAAGCATTTAGCCCAATTAGCCAATTACAACAATTAGCACAAACACCACTTGATGTTAGTGCTTATATGTCACCTTACCAAGAAGCGGTTATTGATCCCGCCTTGCGTGGTATTCAAGAACGTCAAGACATAGCTCAACAACAAGCCCAAGAAGCAGCGCTTAGAGCTGGTGCGTTTGGCGGCTCACGAGGAACTATTTTAGAATCAGAAGCTCAAAGACCATATATTCAAGCAGCAGCTGAAACCGAAGCTCAACTCAGACAAGCTGGTTTCGAGCAAGCAGCCCAAAGAGCAGCACAACAACAAGCATTTCAAGCTGGTTTGCTTGGCGATCTCTACGGTCAACAGTTACAAGGTCTTGGTATGTTAAGTGGTATTGGTGGTCAACAACAACAATTACAACAAGCTGCGCTTCAAGCAGCTCGTGGTGAGTTCGAGCGTGCGTTGGGCTATCCAGCACAACAACTTGGATATCTAACAGGTG